CTTTTCATCCCTAAGAAACCCTCTCTAGCGTAATGCCGGAGAGGGTTTTTCTATGTTTTACGTCTGAAGATGTTTGCTAGAGATCGTCCCATCTCACCGGGACTTGGTAGTAGCCACCCTAGTATCAGCAAGAGTAAGACCCAAGGTGGTATCTCGTTAACTACTACGGTCTCTACCTTATCAGCAGAAACCTTATTCGTGTCGCTGGTCTGTTTGATGTCCCTTGCTTGGGGTCTCACTATAGTCTGATCCGTATTGTTGGTAGTCCCCACCGTCTGTGTATTCGTCTTCCCTACTTGGGTATTGGCTGCTATGTTGGGGCCTCCCCCCGTTAGAAGGTCCAGAGGACTTGAGCAACCCACCATTAGGGCTATACCAAGACATGCCAAAAGCCAGCGCAGAGAATGTGAATATGGGGAATACAACAACTTCAATCACCTCTACGGGTTTTGTTTCGACAAGGTAGACTAACCACACTAAAAGTAATGCAGCTATCTCTCTTTTGTAGGTCTTACTTTTCGTATTCATACAGGTCCACAGAAGTAAACTCTTTGTTTACCAACTTGCCCCCACAATCGTGCCTAGTCCTGAGACGGACAGTTTCATAAGGTTGACCATCAGTAAGCACCTCTATGTGGAGCACCTGTTCCCCCGGTGGTCTATCAAAGTCTTTAGGTAAACCATTAAGGTCTTTATACTGTAGGTATCTAGGAACCCCTGCCAACAACCCTTCAACTGCAAAACTAATCAACCTACAATCTTCACCCTTCTCAAAGGTGTACTTAATCTCTACCGTATCAGGCTTCACCTTAACAAACTCCTTCTCTACATTGTAGTAGGGTTCACTCGCTAAGAGGTTTGCAACAATAGGGCGGGCAGTCTCAACTAGGAGTGCGCCTAAGAGTAAAAAGGCAAAGGCAATAGATTTCTTATGCAACGAAAAACCCCCCAGATATAGCGAAACCGATTATAGCTAAGATAAGGGCACCAATGATTAGCCTTACAAGCCACTTAAGGGTATCTTCAATAGCCCCTAGCCTAGTCTCCACATTAGCTCTGTGCACCTCGTCAGCAGCCCCTTTAATCTCTAGTACTGTAAGCCTCCCTGAAAGGGCTTTTATATCTGCCTCAAGAGAACGTACCTTAGATAGAAGATTATCTCTCCATTCATCTGTAGTCATTAGGGATAAGCCTTTCTAGAAAGCTGGAAGCACGTTCCGCACTTAATCATAACCAAAACCTCTTGGAATCTCTAGGTGTGGGCCGTCTGCAAAACTACCAGTATAGGAATGGTTTAGCTCCTTAGCGTTGCCTTCCCAATCACGGAGGTCTTTTACAGCCCAGTTTCCACCCCATCTTAACGGAATATCCAACTCCTTGCAGGAGGTAATCATAGCATCAGCAATAGGATAGAAGTATTCCCAGTCCCAGTTAATAGGATAAGGTGCTAGGTCTACAGCATGTCCTGTAAGGTGCCTAGAGTTCATAGTAGTAGATGCACCCTTAGCTACAAGTTCACGCTGTCGGTTAATGTTACGAACTCCCTCAATAACACTAAAGTCTTGCTCAGTGATCTGGATAGCCCGTTTAACTACAGCAATCAAGTCAGGGTGTACTCCTGATAAGTTCTGCATACTGCGTTGAGAGAGTTTGTACATTATCTTATCCTTTACCTTAGTTCTGACCAGTAGCCGACAGTTCCAGTTCCGGTTATCCGATAGTAGTGTCCATTTGGAACAACAAACGAGATATTGGTTGCGTCTGTGTCTGCGTCAATTACAGCTAGGGTTACCCAAGTGCTACCATTTTGGGAGACCTGAACAGATTCCCCGTCAATCGAACCACTGTTCTGGATATTAACATATATTGGGTTTCCGGTTGTGTTTTGGTATGATGTACCCACAGACCTTGAGGCTTTGACATCTTGCCACGTCTGAGACTTGCCAACCCCGTTGTTATCTACATAAGCCTTAATGCTTTGTTGGGTAGCTACCGCAGTTGCACTATTTGAAGACAGTGTATCCTCATCAAGGAGTGCAGTTATTTGGGTGGAGCCTATATAGGGCAGAAATGTATTAGAACCTGTGTCAAATTTCCCTATAGACACCCAAGTTCCACTTAGGTTTAGTTTGAGTATGTTGTTTGTACTGTCATACCAGAACATATACCCGAACAATGTGCTTGGGGCAGAAGTTCCGCTAGAGTTAGTAGCCAGAGCCTCTAAGGCATTGTTTAAGTCAGTTCTGAAAAGAGGAGCCGTTTGGTTCCCTACATTAATATCGCTTTGTGCCATTAGTTGTATTCCACTATTGCTGAGAGAGAAGTGATAGCTGGTGTTACGTTATCAGAAGTAGACTTTAGAACAACTCTGAACCTAAAGGCTCTTCCATAGAACTCCCCTGCCCTGAATTGTTTGTATGCACTCCAAGTTGGGGTACCAGCAGGGTCATCCTCAGTGGTTGAGATGTAGAACAGAAGGTTTGTGTCTGCAAACTGTGCGCTCCCAGTAAAGTCATCAAACAGCCCCGGTAACTCATCAAACAGCCCCGGTAGGTCGTCAAACAGTCCAGCACTATTATCTATCCTCTGAACACCAGCGTCAACCCTAGCCCTAACTAACCTAGCTGTGCTGTCAGAAGTCTCTATGTAAGTAGAGAAGTCATAGGTAGCCTCAGAAGGGCCTGTAGAGGGGTTAGTTATCCTTAGTGTGGATGAGGTAACAGAGCATCCAGTTTTTGTACCGCTAAATGTAGTAGAATCTGTTTGAGTTAGAGTTGTTGTGTAGGAAGGAACCTCATTACTGGGTATAACTACAGTGTCTACATTTTCTGAGGATAGTCCTGTCTTGTCGTAAGCCTTAATAAGGTAAGTGCCTGACCTAGTGGGTAGAGACACAGAAGTGCCGGGACGTGGAACCTTATCTACAGCAGTTGTAGAGTTTGCCCAAGTTGCACCTGATGTAGCAATGGAGTGCCTAATCCTATAGTATGAAAGGTCTAAGTCTGTTATAGGTTCCCACTCCAAGGTAGTACTACCTGCATTAACCTCATAGAACAAACCAGAGACATCACTGGGAGGAATAGCTGAACCAGCCGTTGGGATAGACGCAGTTTCTACCCAAGTGCCCTTGTAGCCAAAGTTGTTGACAGGACGTGCTCTAAACTGGTAAGAACCGGGTTCTGGGTCAATCAACTCAAAGATACCAATCTGACCTGTGCCAAGATGCTTCCAGTCAGTTGCTCCGGTTGCTTTGTATTGAACTTCAACATAGTCTACAAAATCGGAATTACCTGTAGTAACTGCAATCTCAATAACGTCTGTGACCTTTTCCCTAATGATCCTGACTTCACTTACAATTTGATCTGATGGAATACTAACATTAGGGACAAAGTCATAACTTAAGAGGTCACTATCATTAGCAATAATGGCAGATTCCTCAGCCAACCAATCAAAGGCTTCTTCCGAAGTTTCCCTTAGAGTTAAGGTGATACGTAGGTCACCAGCTTCATCATTAGCACCAAAGCTCCAGCCAACAACCTCAAACTCTTTCTCAGTCCAACCATAACGATCAATAGTCAGAGCAACAATCTCACCAACCTCTACATCAAAAGCATTAAGCCCAAAGTCAGCACTAAAAGTCATTTGCTCACGACCACGAAAGAGAGTCAGTTTAGCGAGACGTTGTGCTGTAGCTGAACTTGTGGTAAAGGGTAAGTCTAGGTTCAAAGGTTGCTCTACACCACCATCTTGAGAGATGAAGGTAGTTCCCTTGAGTGGTGGGTAGTCAGCAGCGATAAAACCATTTTCTGCATCCGTAAACACCCCTTGGACAATGTTGAACTGGTCCCTAAGGTTAGTCCTTGTAGTCAGTGTGATAGGGGAACGGAGATCATCAAGAGTAAGAGTTTTAGTGGGGGCATTATACTCACCAACCTGCAACTTCCATTTACCAGCACCCCAGAAGAGAGTACCTGCACAGGCTGTAGTCATCTCTTGAAGGACATCACCATGAGATTGATCTGCCTTAACTACACCGTTAATAGTGTACCTGTCTTCAGTTCCGCCACCTGCTAGGGATACACTCTCATCACAAGTATTGGCAGCAGCAGAGAATACGGTGTCGTCTATCTCATCATCATCTAATCCGTAAGCACTTGTTAGGTAATCTCTTACGCAAAGGGCAGCATTATTAGAGTAAACTGTAGACGTAGTTCTCGGATCATACACCTTTTTACCCCTAACCTTAGCAGTAATTAGAGGTAGGCCATTAGCATAGACGCTTTGGTTATACACGTACTGTACGTAAAGATAAGCAACCCCATTCCCAACAAGGTTACCGATAGAGTTTGCTGTTACTGTACCCAAAGTGTTATTGAGGGTTGCGCTAGAGGAGTTAGCAAAGGTACTATTGATCGAAGTTTGGCTACCAGTGTGGTATAAGATACGCATCTCAGGGCCATCATCAGAGTCACCCCACTTAGAGGTAGTTACCCAACCAGCACCCTCACGACCATTAAAACTATACGCATCATTACTTAAAGTTAGAATCTCATCATTAGCATAGACATCAACAATTTCTTCTACTTCATGCCCAGCTAAAGTAATAATCTGATGAAGAACGTCATTACCATTGGTACTCTCAAGATAAGTAACTACACCACCCTTGCGTACTTCACCATAGATAAACTCTTGAGGTGCAGCAGCTTCACGAGCATTTACTAGAAGACTTTGCTTAGGTGTGGGTGGTGCAGGAGTTAGGGCAGCTACAGCCCAAGAGGTGACTAGAGATAAGCCTACAGATACAGCAGCTACAGCGAGACTATAAGCAGTAGTCCCCGCCACTAAGTTGGTAAAGACAGCACCTACAATAGCTTCAGCCCTTGGGGATCGTTCCCAAGAGTGTCTATTACGTAACACATTAAATGGTGTATCTTGCTTCATCCTGCTATCCAAGCCTTATCAATAGTTTCAATCGGGTGGTAGACAATCCCATCTTTAGCTACAAATGCAGCCTTAGTGCCTACAGAGATACCTAGAGCATTGCCTATAGCCCATCTACGAGCCTTACGAGTGGCAACTAGAGAACCTCTGGGCGGTAGGTAGTCAATACGTGTAAGACGCTGATCTACGGCTTCTGTGAAGGTTCTGTAGCCATACTCTTCTTGGAGTTCTTTCCTAGTAAGTGGCCTAACACCATCCATATACCTGCCAAGCCAATCGTCTGCCCATCCATACCCATACATCTCTCTCCAAGCGTTATTAGTGAATATCAAACAATCCTGTTGTCCCCACTTAAAGGGAGTATCCTTGACAGACTTTAGGTATTGAGGAAGATTATCTACCAAACACGATTTGTTTATCTTGGATTTTTGCAACGAAGTCGAAGAATGTATCACTGGGGTATCTAGCCTTATGACTTTCTGAAGTATATCTACGGTTAGAAGCTCTTTCTAGTTCTACAAGTTTGCTGTCTACAGTAACACTAATAGTGCCACTCTCAGCAGAGTCCTCAATTACCATCTGGTTAAGAGAGCCTGAGAATACCTCTACAAAGTCAGAGACATTTCGCACTCCCCACAATACACGAACTTTACGTCTTTGGTAAGGCTCTTGTAGGGCTAGGGAGATAACCTCAGAAGGCATACCACTAAGGGTAAGGGTGATGTTCTTAGCAGATAAGTCAGCTACCTCCTCAAGACCCTCAATAGTCATCAGAGTGCCACCACCTGTGTAGGTATTACTTTCAATAGTGCGGTCACCATAACCAGTCCACAAGCGTAAAGGACCACTGTCAAGATCAATCTCAACAGCGTAGAAAGGTTCCACTTCGGGTTGGGCTAAAGCTGTAAGGATAGCCGCTGGAACTGTTCTGCTCATTATATATCTTCCATTGCGTCAAATTGAATACTGTATGCTGAACTACTACCAATACCCCACTGAGTAGAGTTAGAGGCTAGTCTAAAGACACCCTTAGCATTAGTAAGTGTAGCTGAGGTACTTGAGTAGTTAGCTCTAAGAGCGGGCCATATTTCTAGGGTGCCATTACCTGATTTATCTACTAGCACTTTGTGTAGTCTAGCACTAGAGCCACTACCAAGTTGCAAGTAATCACCAGCTTTGAGTGTACCAGTCATAGCTACAGTAACACTACGATCTCCTAGAGACCCTGTTATAGTAGCACTTGTAGCTGTACCTTGAGGGCTAGTCCTGTTAGGATCACCAAGAAGGAATGTACCATACTGACCACGAAGGGACAACAGGAAGGCTACCCAAGGCTCTGCAAGTTCTTTACGTACTGTAGGGATAGTGACACTAGCAGACCACATCTCACCACTGTAGGCGTGTACCTGAGTGGCAAAGGTAAAGGGTGATTTAGACACAGCTACAGCATTAGTGGCACTGAGTTGGATGTCAGCAATACCAATGTCTGTAGGGGTACTAATTGGGTAACTTATGCTCATCGTTAGAAGCTCCTTCCGTAGGAACCACCCCTACGCTTTGCGTCTACTACTGCTGCTTTTGCTTGCTCTGCAATACGTGGTGTTTCTTGACGGATGATCCGCTTTACTGATTCATCGCCATTAGCAGACATATTGAAGTTTTGGACTACAGTAACATTACCTGCGTTACCTTCCATCTGGACACCTAGCTTACCATTCTTACCACGTTTAAGAGGCATGATAGCTTCAGGGCCAGCTTCTCCCATAACACCAAGACCACCGGAGTGACTGAACATTGTGGGACTACCAACAACACCACCATTAGCATAGGCAGTAAATTTACCACCTCTTTCAAAGGCACCACCGTTAGCCAAACCAAGTAGGCTCATAATAGCATTAGCACCAGCTTTAGCTACTTTCTCTTGATAGATAGCCAAGATGATATTACGGAGCATAGACTTGAAGGCATCCTCAACAGACTTACTACCATCTACAAAAGACATAAAGGCACTCTCAATATGCCCAGAAACAGTGTCCATTAACTGAGACATTTGCTCAATACGGTATTGTTCCTTTGCGGCAATCTCTACCTTCTTAATCTCATTTTCTGTTAGGTTTCTGTTAAGTTCTTTCTCAAACTCATTCACAGTCTCAAGCACATTACGCTTGTCTCCGTAAACACCTATGAGTTCTCTATTAAGGTTGTTCTCTTTTTCAAGTGCTGAGAGGAGTTCTTGAAAGGTTTTTTCGGAGGACTTACTGCCACCCTTACCATCATCTACAGCAACCCTTGAGAAATAATCCCTAATGTCAATAGGCTCGAAATTAGAGAGTGCATCAGACATTACCTTTGCACCAGAGCCAGCCTTCATATTTTCTTCTAACTGAGCCACTTGGCTGTTTAAAGCTGCGGCTGACTCTTTGTAGAAATCAGTAAGTGGTATTTGACCCTCGGACGCATTCCCCGCAGCATCGAAGTTTATTACAGGCCGCATGGTAGTAGAACCAGCGATAAAGTCTTTCATTGCTTGCCACATAGACATCACAGACATGGTGAGTGACCGTGTTCTCAGTGCAAAAGATGTCATCAGTTGGTCAATAGTGCCAAAAGCTGCGCTAAAAGCGTCTGGTATTGTACCTATCATTACCCCAAGATACCTAAACCCATTGATAATAAGGTTAATACCATCAAGGAGTCTTTCCTTCAGCCAGTTAAAGACAGAAGCTAAACCCCTCCAAAGTGGCGCTAGTGGTTCTAACCCTTTCTTCACATCCTGACCAAACTTTTCAAAGTCGAATGACAATCTTGTGGTCTTTTCGCTTGTCCTAGATATAGCTGCTCCGATAGCTGTAACTAAAGGGATAGTGACACTAAGAATGAGAGATAATGGGATAAGGCGTTGGCTCATAACCCCAAGCAAACCAGCCATCTGTGTAGCCTGTTGACCAAAAGCAACAAAAGCATTAGTGCCGGATTGCACCTGTACGATGAAGTCACCAATTTGGTACCCCGCTTGCTGCATAACCATACCAGAGCGGTTCATACCCCTAGTGGCCATAGTAGTGGAACCACCAAACTTATTCATACTAGTTGTTGCACGATCAACTTTTTGAGCTACATTCTCCACACCCTTAGCTACAGAAGAGGAACTTGCGGAGAACTTGGCAATATCCCTCTCTAGCTTCTTTGCGGAAAAAGCCATCTTATCAAGAGATTTAGTGGTTTGATCCACCTTCTCTTTACCCTGCACCCCAACTGTTATGAGAACATCATCAGCCATTTGTCGTCCTTAAGTATATACTGTCTAGTTTTTTGATAAGACCAACATCAAGCGGATTAGGTGAGTTGGCTGTAAGTCGGGACCAAGATTCAATTTCTGAGTATGATAAGGGGTTTGGGCCTGAGAACCCTGCTGTTCGGGCTTGGGATAGCTGTAAGAAAAAAGACCAGACGTGAGACAAAAGGGTTGGGAACTCGTGTGGGTTCTCTAGTCCTTCTGGCGCATGTCCGGTCATCTTTCTTACTTGCTCTAAATGTTCCCTACGAGTAATACCTTTATCATCCCTATGATTTAGGTTAAACTCATGCTCTGCCCAGTTACAGAGTTGGATACTCAGGCTGAGGTAAAAGCTTCAAAAGAGTTAATTTCCTCCTGAAGCTGCTCTACAATCCAGAAAGCACTTTCGTTAGAATATACCTCTTTAGCTTTACTCTTGGTCAGCTTCGGCTTATCCCCGCCATAAGTAATGTTCCAGCTTTTTGTAGCTGCGATAAGAACCTCAAGAGTAGAGAGTTCTAGCTCCTCTGCGGTAAAATCTTTTTTCTGGTCCTTGATGCGCTTATTTGCTTGCTCATACATAGCTGATTTGTAGCCTTTAGTGTGAGGCGCATATAAAGTAATAGTCATCTGGGTCTTGTCATCATTCTCAAGAACTTTACCTGTTGCGGGGTGCTTAAGGGTGACTACAATCTCGTCAGAAGTCGGTACAATAGTTGAAAGGTCCATGTCGGGTATTCCTTAGGTTTTTGTGTTGTCGGGTTATTAGGTTTATCAGTGGGAGAAGCCACCCGACTAGCCTCCCCCACCTAGCCCACGAGGGGATTAGTTATGCAGTACGATCAATCTGGATGTTGGTGCCAGAAGTGCTATCATACAGTGCAACAAACGGCAGGGTAATGATACGGCTGGTCTGACCATCTACAGGCACGTCTGCACCATTGATTTTGATCTTGGGGAATGTGAATGTGTAAGCGTTACCACCTGTAGGATCATCTACAGAAACATTCAGTGCAGTCTCAGTCTCGTTGATGAAGCGGTTGATAAGTGCAGCATCTTCAAAGTAAGCTGTAAAGGTGCCTTCAACTGTAGCCATACCAGTCTCAAGGAAAGGTGTGGCATCATCCCCAACTACAAAAGTAGGTGCCATAGCGTTATCAATGGAGAAGTCAATCGAAGTGACGATAGCAGATGCAGTAGCACCACCCACGTTACCAATGTTCACATCACCAGAATAAGCGTCAAAGGGCTGTGCAATAGTAGCGTCATCTACAGTCTTACCTGTACCACTGATAGTCATATCCTTACCAATCATGGAGAAGGTTGTAGCTACCATCTGGTTAGGGGCAATGCTGACAGACATGCTAGAGACAGACATACCAGTGAATACACGATACTGAGCAATGTCGTTAGCAGCGTCTTCAATGGAGAAGAACTTAGGTGTACTACCAACCTTGAGGGTATTAGTTGACCAAGTGTTCTGGAGAGCACTCTCAAGGAAAGGGTCAAAGTTACCATCACGGAGGTCAACTGCAATGTCACCACCTGTCTGACGGTTACCATGACGGTCTACCCGAAGCATACGATCTGGTTGGATTTCGTTACCTGTAACACGATCTTTGGTGAGGTTCAGGCTGTGTGTGTTGTACGGGATGGCTGTAAAGTTACCCGCTGGTGTTGTACCGAAAGTAGACTCTACGATATATGAGAGACCACTGCGACTACCCTGTGCAAAGCTCATAAGGGATACTCCTTAGTTGTAAATGTACCAGCCAATACGGACTGGGATGTGATAGTGAGAACCTTCTTGAGTGCCGAGGTCTCGTTCAGCATAACGGATGTGAAGGGTTGTTCCGTCATTAGTGATGTCTGTAGTAGCCTCAAAGGCATCAATGATTAGGTCTGCTAGGTCATCTCCTGCTGCTGGTCCTAGACCCTCTGGTACACAACAAGTTACTAGGAAATAGCCTTGATAGTACATTTGAGGGGTTAAACCTCTGTGTGCAGGCTCTCGTACCGTAGGGACCATCCTGACTGAAATATAACTACTGTTAGTGGTAGGACTGAAGGCCACATTCTCCCAAGCAATGTCAGAAGGAATACCTGAAACAGCAGCAAGGTTAACCTCAAAGGTGGCTCTGATTTGTTCGTAGATGCTTGCCATTATCGGTTCCTATCCTTAGCTGCCCCAAACACTTGGTACTTCTCTTCAACCTTTGCCGCATGAGGTGCTCTATTCCTAAAGGAGATGCTTTTGTCTTCTAATATCTCTAGGTTTTCAATATCAGAGGTCATATTAGAAAGAGCTTTACCACGAAAGGTAGCTACATCTTGGTTACGAGGTCTCCCATGAGAGTCTTTACGCCTACCACCACCTGATGAAGAAGGGACTACAGAGAAACTCTCAGCATATGCACCAGTGTCTACAGGAGTTCTAACAGTGAGGTCTTCTGCAATATCGACTAGTTTACCCTTTAGTTTATCTTCAGCCTGCATCAGAGCTTTATCAATCTTAGCGGAGATAGATTTTTGGTTAACTCTAACCTTCATCACTCCCTCACTTGACAGATGTAGCAGACTAGAGTGTCGCTGTTGTAGATGCTCTGTACTCGTTTGATGACTACAGCATCACCCACTCCAAGTATCTGATCCTCATTGTCGGGTTCTGGAACCAGATTACCTGAAGTGTCTCTAGGGGCGATAAGAACCTTACGATCACCCATAAGGATACTATCGTTGTTAATCTCTGACAGAGAGTACTCAGCGAAATAAGCCTTGATGGTGTAGTCGGTATTAGTAACGGACCCAAGAGACCCAGTAGTAGGGTCATAAGTCCCAGAAGATTTCTTACGTAGTGTAGCTGTTTGGCCTCTACGGTTCACTAGGCTTTGGACGTTACTTGAAAAGTTCATTAGTCGTTATCCAGATAGTCAGAGGAGTAGATTTCTTGGTAACGGAATTGATCCCTACGGATACGGCTACCAGTACGATCTGTATCAGTCTCTACAGCCTTCATAGTGCTCTTGGAGAGGCCACCTGCTACGAACCCTAGGGAGGCACCCACCTTAGTAGCTTGGAACTCTAGGTCGCTTGCCAGAGCCTTGTAGTGGGTCTGTAGTTGGCTATACTTCTCGGAGAGTTGACCATCTAGGTCTGTATCTACCAAACGGGAATACTTAGAGGCGATAGTCCTACAAGCCCAACTAGCAGCACTGTAGATATTACTACCACTCTGCCCAAGAGCGAAGAGGATTTCTTCATTCTGGATTTGCTGGTCGTTAGTATCTGTATCTCCTACGAGGAGCCTAACCGCATTAAGACGACCACTGGCAGTATCAGTGCCTAAGTCAGTTTCATCGTAGGACCACGCCATATTAAGATTCCTGCTGTTCTAGGGTTTTACTGTTAGCTTTTTCAAGAAGCTCATCTCGAATATCAGTGTAAATGTCTAAAGCCCAAGAATTACGATTAAGCCATGCTCGAATAAGACCACGTTGCTTATCTAGGATTTTAGACTGTTTAATGCGCTTGGTCTGGTATTCTTTATCTGTAGTAGTCCGCTTCTTGACTTCCACATTAACCAGACGAATAAGACTTGCGATTTCTTCCTTATCAAGTTCCCCTAGACGATCACCAACCTTCTGTTCTACCTCTCGTGCACTATCATGGTGGATTTTACCAGAGAGGTATAGGTTGTGAACATCTCGGAGCATCTTGCGGTGGTCTTCCTCACGGTAGGCTTGGGTGTGCCAAGTGAAGTGATCCCCTTTGTTCCATTGACGCCCAAAGGCAAAAAACGGAAGTTTAATAAAGACTGGTCGATCTACCTGCCAACCAAACTCATTGTCAAACATATACTGTTGATAT